GCGAGTGCGAACGGCAGTCAGGGGCCGAAAAGCAAGGAGTTTTACGAACATTGCAGGAAAACGGGGCAATCGACGATAACTTTGGTGGACGAGGTGAGACACACCCCAAGCTATCTGCCAACACCAACAGCGGTGGAGTACGGCAGAAACAAGAGCCTCGGGCCGAATGCAAAGGAGCGACACTCCCTGAGCTCAATGGCGAGGCACAACCTTTGGCCGACTCCAGCAGCGAGGGATTACAAGGGGGCCAGGAAGCCAGAAACAATGGCAAAGACCGGCAGGAACCCAGAAACCAACTCATTACCGGACTCAGTGGAGTTCAAGGGGGAGTCTGGGAGGCTGAACCCAACGTGGGTCGAGTGGCTAATGGGGTTCCCGCTAGGTCACACCGACTTAGATGCCTAGGCAACGCGGTCGTGCCACAGATACCAGAACTGATTGGCAGGCAGATCATGGAGGCTGAGCGTGAAGGTCAGGCTTAAACCATCAGAGCTTGATATGTCTATCCGAATGGCTAGGACAGCTTCTCATATGTCGCGGGACATTGGCATACCCAACATGAGGGTGGATACCAACAGATCGGATTTGGACGTAGAGCTGCTAGGTGTTCATTCAGAAATTGTTGTCAGAAAGGCGTTAGGAATGAGTCACGGCTTCAGCGAGATGGGGCCAGATTTAGGCACTGACATCTATGTGGATTGCGGGAAAAAAGAACTACGGGTACAGGTGAAGGGGACATTCTCCCCCAAAGGTAATCTGCTCTTTGCGAAGCACTCAAAGTTCGATTGGCAAGTAGCGGTACTGGTTTGCAAGACAGAAGAAGATGACCTGTTTGATATTCCAGGCTGTATTGGCGTTACGCAGGCCCAAAAAGTCATGGTGGAAAAAGACTTGGGACATGGTTCGGGCTGGTTCGTAGGGCGGGAACACTTGAGGCCGATAGGCGCTTTGATGGAATGGATACAAGAAGAACGGGTGTCTTAGGGGTGAAAATGGACGGGCATAGGTGGATTGTAGATAGTCAAGAAAAGCTAGAGTTTTTTATAGACTTTGTAAAAGGTCAGTTCAGCCAAGGCAGCTATCACCTGTACTCAATCAAGCCAGCAGGCAGGACTGAGCGGCAAAACAATGCCATGCACTTATGGTTTAGACAGATGGCAGAGAAGCTGAACGATGCTGGGTATTCCAACGCACACCCCTTCAACGATCAGGTTGAGATACCGTTTACTGAGGGGCTGGTCAAAGAGATGCTCTACAAGCCCATCATTAAGGCCATGTACGATAAAACATCTACCACCAAGCTGACCGGCAGGGAACTGAGCGAAGCCGCTGAGGTGCTTGTACGGTGGCTCTCAGAGAAGAAGGGGATATACGTCCCGTTTCCACAATCAATAAAGGATGAGTTATGAAGAATGACGCACAACTAGCCGTAGAAGCCGCAGAATCTATGGCAAAGCGATTAGAGGAAGACGTAGCCATAATGATGGATCTGAGTACCAAGCCGCTCAAGGACATAGATGAGAAGCCTTTGGAAATAATCCGTTATGCGGGGCCAAAAGATGAATCCTTTTAAGCTGACAGAGCCATCCTGCATCAGCTTTAGTGGCGGCAGGACTAGCGCCTATATGCTATGGCGGTTTATAGAAGCTAATGATGGCCTGCCAGATGATTGTATCGTCACCTTTGCAAACACCGGCAAAGAAGAGGAAGCAACGCTTAGGTTTGTAGAAAGATGCAGCAAAGAGTGGGATGTTTCTATTGTCTGGCTTGAGTATCAGTGGGCAGAGGAAACCAAGGATCGATTTAAGGTGGTGGATTTTGATACCGCCGCTAGGAATGGTGAGCCTTTTGAAGCCCTAATTCACGCCAAGAAGTATTTGCCTAACCCTGTCGCCAGGTTCTGCACGATTGAAATGAAAATACGCACAATCGCAAATTATTTATGGTCAATAGGCCATGTTGAGAAAAGGTCGCATGGCGAAAACATGGCGATTGTAGGGATTAGGGCTGATGAGCAACGTCGAGCCGCCAAGATAGAGCCACACCGCAGGCCGTTGGTGACTGCGGGGGTAACCAAAGAAACTGTCACAGCGTTCTGGGATACTCAATTGTTTGACCTTGAGTTACCAAACGTCAACGGTGTAACGCTTCATGGCAATTGCGATCTATGCTATTTAAAAGGTGCAAACCTGATTGAATCCTTGATAGTGGAACGCCCTAGCAGGGCAGATTGGTGGGCCAGAATGGAGCGTGAAGTCCCTGCCAGCCAACAATCAGGGGCATTATGGCGTAACGACCGGCCCAGTTATGCACAGATGCAAGTCATTGCCAGAGAGCAGGGACAATTGGATTTGGCAGGGGATGAGACGATCCCATGCTTTTGCGGGGATTGATATGAAATTAAAGCGTACAGCAGCAGACCACTGGTTTAGCCGGTGCGTCAGGATGCGAAATGACTTTACTTGCCAGGGGTGTGGCAAAAAATACGAAGAAAACAGCATGGCTTTACACTGTAGCCATTACTTTGGCAGGGCCAAGAAGGGTGTTAGATACGATGGTATGAACGCCTTTGCCCACTGTTACGGCTGTCATAAGAAGTTCGGCAGCAACCCTGATTACTTCTACCGTCATTACATCGAGACTTATGGCGAAGGGGCCTTAGAGATACTGAGGGAGAAGGTCGAGGACATTATGCTGGGCAAGAGGATGGTGAAAGAAGTCAAGCAAATCGCCAAGCATTACAAGGCAGAAGCCGCCCGTATGGAGAATGACAGAGCGGCGGGTGTAGCAGGGTGGTTAGAGTTCGTTAGTTGGGATTAGCTTCTGCGTCTTTTAAATTCGCGGTTCTAAAATAATTTCTTATTTCTGCCTGTTCTTCGTCGGTCATTGCGTCTAGTACATCTGCAATAATTACCCCTAACGCAGCTTCCATTTCTTGATCGTTTTTAAATGTTCTGTTGTCAAATGCAATCAGTGAATTTACCGCTTTTCGATTAAGAGACAATTTTGCTAAAAAAGAGGGGATGAAAAGAACCGCTCCCGCGCCTAAAAGCCCCCCGCCAGCAAAACCGCCACTTAACTGCGCTATTGCACTATATTCTTTGTTTCTAAGCATTAACTCGCCGATACTTCCAGTAGGAGTTTTAGACGCCTCCGACATCAAATTTACGAGCTGATTCACTTTGGCGAAGTCTTCACCTAAAATGGCTTTATATCTATCTTGCTGCTGTGGCGAGGACAGCTTTTGGGCATAATTTTGATATTTTGTTATTTCAAAGGCTTGTGAAGAGATGGTTGGAAATTCAGCTTCTACAAAAACCCTTTTTAATAAGGCATCTGCTTCATCAAAAGACTTGACGCTTAATTCTTCAACGCCATCCTCCCCGATTTCCTTATAAGCCTGTTTTAGTTGATTTTTAAATTGGATTATTTGGCTGGGGTTACCCGCATTAGCCAGCACCCTTCCGATTGCCGAATAATTATTGGCTCCAGCTTTTGTTACAAACCCTTTATTTATTATCGGAGCAAGTCCGCTATAGCCCTCTGCATAAGCGGCTTTTAATTTTTTGTATTGCGCGCCTGCCTCTGGCTTGGCCGCATTTAACACAGAATAAGTCGCCTCCCTCAAGCTGGAGGCTAGGTCACTTAACTGCCTTTCTGCGTCTGCGCTATAGGTCTTGGTTCCGGGAGTGCCGAACTTTTCTTTGATCTGCCTTGTTAATTGCTTATCAAGAATTATCAATCCTTTTAAGTTTGTCTCTACATTTTTGTTTATTAGGCCCTGTCTTAAGTCTTTCTCTATAAATTTTAATGCCGCTGGGCTTAAATCAACAAAACCACCTTCCGTGTTTTTTGCCAGAAATGCGTCGATTGCTTCATTATGCCCCTTCATTCCGAGCTTTACAGTGTTAGGAACCGTCATGGCTAGTTCGTCTAGGCTTTCACCATATATTTTAGTGAGAGCTGATTTTCCTGTATCAACTACGCTTATAAGCTGTTCTGCAACCTCCATTGGCGAACCGGAAGACTCAACCACTAATCGATTTGCAACCTCATTAAGACCGTCTTGCGCCGCTTTATTTACGGCATCAACATTTTTTGCAAAATCTAACGACGAAACAAGCCCAACCCTAGCTAGTTTTTCTTGCATAAGGCGCATCCCCGTAGCGCCGACCTGAGATGGAGTTAAGCTGGCCTTATAAGGCTCTAAAATATCTTGCGTGGCTGCAAGGGACTGTTTGCTGCCGACAACAGGCGCAACGTCTTTAATGATTTCCCTTGCTGTCTCCTCTGGAGATATACCTAATTTCATACGGGCTGACACAAACGCTGGTCTTAAAATCTTCCCTAGCCCAAGTGTGGCAGCATCAAACCCAAGCGAAGTAACGGCTTCTCTAATAGCTTTCGCAGAATCTAATTCTTCATCATTCAGCTTGTCTGAAAGCAGACTTCCCCCGCCAGAGCCAGCAGCCCCCAAAAGAGCCGCGCCTGCGATCATTCCGCCAGGCCCCAGAGGTGAGCCAATCGCCGCGCCGAATCCTGACCCCACCATACCGAGAGGAAGACCCATATTGTCTTTCAAATACTCACCAACGTCCTCAACTCCAAAATTTTGGTCAACATTAGGGACAGTTGAACCCCTCCGCCTTGGGTTTGATGGATAAGAAACATTTGCAGCCGCTACGTTGCTTGAGGAATCAGGAGTACTGGCCTCAAAATCACCAGCAGAAGCAAGCCCGTTTGATATGGCTAGATCCTGAATAACAGATTTAGGTGTGTTTTCTGGCACATCCCTAAGTTTTACGCCGTTTGGCAACACCACGGTAATTGTCTTCATAATAAACCTTACTTTGTCAGGCTATTCCAACTAACTTCTTCAGGTTGGGCGGTAGTGCCTACCCGCGTTGGCCTGTTTTGCATATATTCGTCAAAGCTGTCGCTTTTTGCCTTGGCTTGCGCGTCCCTTAAATTAAATTCCGCTCGCTCAAGCATTAACTCCAAAATTCCTCTATTTGCACCCTCGCTTCTTTCCAAATCTTGAAACAGGCTTTCCAAGTAATTTCTTTCTCCTTCAGAGATAGCGCCAGTAAAGGCCGATAACCCAGCTAATACTGCCTGCCCAGCAAGAAGATTAAACTGAGCCTCATCTTTTGGAGTAACCCCAAAAAAATCTGACGCCTGCCTTACAAGGGCTGTGTCAAACCCGCCTGTTTTTATGTCGTCCAAAAGACTAAGACTTTTCTGAGCGTCAGTTATTTGACCCTCTATTGTGGAAAGCGCCGCTATGGCCTCTGACTTCAGTGTTAAGTACTCTCTAGAAGCGTCTATCTCTCTTTGTATTACTGACCTATCTTCGCCGCTTATGCCAGACGTATCACTAACAATGCGTGTTGCCCCCACGGGCGTATCAGTTCCTGATCGCTTCTGGGGTGAACCTCCTACTTCTGGAATATAAGACGCCCCCACAAGAGTCTCAGACCTTATAGGTTCTGCACTGGGGTCGTTTATATCTTGACGAATAGATATTGACCACTCATTTCCAGCCTCATCTTCCTGTGTATATTCACCAGTTACCCTAAAGTCTGGCTCCAACGACAATGATCTTCCTGCTATCAAATTTTCCAGTGTTTCTCTGTCCCGAGATGTTCGGGCAATCATTAAGCCATTTATAATTTTTTGTTTTTTGACTGGATCGCTTTCTATCTCAGCGCGCCTTTGCAATGTTGATATGGCGTTGCTTTTTAATCTTTTTAAACTTGCCTCTTCGTTAATCGCAAGCTGATCTTGAGTCATTTGCTCCCTAAGCGCGCGTCGATTTGCACCTACGTTCTGCCCAAGCTGTGACACCTGCACAGCTCTGTCTAAATCACCCATTTGGGCAAGCTGCACCGCCGCATTTGAATAATCAGTTTGTGAGGCATCACCGGACATTAATGGAGCCATCAGGTCGGCAAGCATACCTCGTTGCCGCCTTCTGGCAGATAAAGAGCCAATATCCTGGCCTAGCTGTTCGATGTTGCCAAAATTAGGGCTGGCAAGCCGTGCTGCTGAACTAAGTGTTAAAGCCATTAGTCATCCCCTCCAAATCCAAGTAAATCTGCTATCGCACCTCCAATCTCGGGGCCATATTCCTCAAAAGCCTTGCCTATAGCATCGCCAATACCGCCCTGACCGCTACCAGCGCCACCCATAGCGCCTGAAAGCAGGCTAGTGCCAATCCTGCCCATCAGTTCTGCCTGACCGATACCTGATCCCAGAAGGGCGTCTAGTCCCGCTATAGAGGACTCAGCAAACAAACCAGTGCCAAACTGGTTGGCTCGTCGATTGATTTCTGCGGCCGTCAAAGCATTTCTAAAGGCATTTTGCGCTTGAGCCTCTGGCAAGAACGCTGCACCAAGCAACTGAGTGCCAAGTCTTGCATCTTGCGCTTGCTCTGCTTGAGCTTGCTGTATAGCCGCTAGTGAAGCCCTGTTTCTGGCTTCTTCTTGAGCTTTAGCCAACGCTAGCTGCTCTGATGTACCGCCAAACATGGAGGTTCTTACGCCCAATCTGCCTTGGTTAAACAGCCTCTCTTCCAAAGCAAGACGATTTCGTTCTTCTTCAGCTTCTTGCGTAGCTCGTATTCTGTTAAATATCTCTTGCTCACGGGTAGAACGATCCTGAACAACATTACCCAGCAAGGTTTGAGCATCAGTAAAAGCCCCTGAAGATATAGCCTGTTGCTCTGGGCTTAGAACAGTCTGGATATTTGGCCCGATCATTGGCCCTGCGCCAGTAAATGCGCCACCGCCTGCACCTCCAGCAGCACCACCAGACGTTGGAGTTCCGGTCAATCCAGCGTTTCTAGCGGCCGCAAACTCTTGATTAGTAACAACACCGTCATTGTTTATGTCAAACCCACGCATTTGCGAGGCTCTCTGGTTAGCCATAGCCTGCTCGCGGGTTAGCCCCTGAGTATCCATAAGCTGTTGGATTCTGGCTTCTCGACCCATTTGGTCAAAAGATCCCGGGGCGGGTACACCTACACCAATGCTGGAGCCTGTACCCGTAGTAACGGTAAATGGTTTGAACTGCGACCGCGAAAAGGCTTCTTCAGCAATCTGGCCCGCACCCAAAAGCCCACGCTCACCGATTGACCCAAGGCGGTCATAAGCACCTGTCAAAGCCCCAAGACCACCAACAGTAGACGCTATAGGAACTATATTGTTGATAAGGCCGCCAAAAAGACTGCCAAGAAAATTTCCCCCAAACGGGTTTTCTTGAACCAATGGACGAAATGGAACCGAGATTTCTTGTAAATCATCTATAGACGGCTGATTTGCTCCAGCCATTTGGCTAGGGTTCGTAATCATAATGTCTTACCTATCAATGCTAATACGTTCATTTCCTGTAGGGATATAGATGCACCGTTTACTTCTGTTTGCAAACCTACCGTAATCACAGTGCCATTACCCGTACAATTTAAAGACTTGCGGCTAATTAGATCGCCCAACGTAAAATCTACGGTCGTATATTCTGATTCACCATAGAATCCCGGCGTTGATGTACCTACCCTAAACCGCGATGTATTGGCCTGAACTGAAAAGTCATACGTCCAGCTAAGAATAATGTCTGCATCATTACCGCCAATAATCGTGGGCCGTATCTTTTTCAGAATCTTGATCTTTGATGGGTCGTCAAAGGTCAGGCCGGGGCTTGAATATCGAAAAATATAAGACGAGTTGTTGTCATCAAAGCCATCGTACTTACCAATGCCATCTGTAGTACCTATGTAAACAGTGCCATCCCTGTCTCTAGCAAAAGACTTGAACCCTACGCTGGGCCACTTGGTTACGCGGAATGAGCCATTTTCCAGCCTACCCCTAAGATCAAAGCAGTAAACAAGGTTGCTGTCAGGCAAACACAGCAGATAAAAATAGTTTTCAGGGCTGTATACGGTGCTGGCAGGGCTGGTTTTAGCCGCCAAAAACCCAATCAGTTCTTGTTTTACGTTACGGCTAAGGTCGGATATAGGCAGAGACTTTTCTTGTATTGTTCTGCCAAGGCTTCTCAACCCATCGTCGCTTAAAAATAATAGATCAGTGCCAATGCTGACTACCGTCTTGCGGTCAATACAGCCTACACCTGATATGGTATCTGCAATTGCCATACTTGCAGGGCTATCTGCACCTGAGTAAACAATAATGCTGTGTTCACCAAAGACTACAAGAAGGTCATTATGTGCAGCTAGGGCGACAATCTTGTCAGCGCCATCAGGCCATGCTTTAGATACGTCGATGTTACCGCTAGAACCACCCGAAAAGGCATTGCCATCTAATAGATCAGACCAGTAAATAATGGTGTCATTAGTAGCATTGCCAGCGATAAACAGCCTGCCAAATGCCGCAAGCACCTCATTGGCCTTGAAGGTAGCGTTGGTTGCTCCACCGTTGGCTACCGTAAAGGTTCTCAGCCCATTGCTATTGTCGTGGACCAGTGGGTCAAAACCTCTTTGGAAAAAGTAAGCCTTGTCGTTGAAGTTTACGATCTTCCAATCATTGGCGGTAATGGTATATGAGCCAGGAGTCACGTCTGTTAGCGTAGTTGTGCCGCTCATTATCTTGTTATTGCCAGTGCTAAATATGGTTTCGTTGCCAGCACTGTCGTAGAACTCATGAATGTTGTGGATATGGTCTGTGCCTAACGCCGTCTTGTTAGTAGTTAGGACGTTATTGCCCTTACGGGACGCCAATCGGCCCTGTCGATCAATAATCGCGTTATCTGCAATTTCTGCGAATGACGTATCCTGAGCAATAGGAGAGTCTTCCGAGTTAACGCCCTTAAAGGCAGGGGCGACAAGATCAATGCTGCGTAACGGCTGTGCCATAACCTATCCTACGGTGTGTAGAAGATTGTCTCTTCTGGATGTTTCTGGGCATCCAAAGCAATCGCATCAGACAGATGCTTATCAGCAATTGCAAAGTATTCAGCAGTAGACGTACCACCTGTTTCACCTCTTTCCCTTGATAACAAGGCTATTGCCATGTGCAAAACAGGGCCGCTAGGTATCGCAAGCGTATCGGCATCTGCTGACAACTCTACATTTCTTAACACTACGCGAACCTTCAGGGTATATGCCTGATCCGGTGTCGGGTATAGCTTGACCTGGGTATCACCGCTGCCATCAACACCGGCATAAGTGAAGTATTTAGGCGAGCCTGTGACAGCCTCCTGAATAAAGTCCTTATCGTCAAACCAGTTCTGCGTCTGATACTCCACCAAGCAATTAGAAGTATCATTAATAAAGTTAAGAACTTTGCCCTCATTGCGGCTTCCGGTTAAAGAATAAAGGTTGTCACCATTTGAGGTGGTAATTGTCAAAGTATTGCGTAATGGCGACCAATCCCATGCAGTTTCTACAAGGTCTTTGGCATCATTTACATAGTCACCCACCATCTTGCTGTAGGTGCTTTCCGATACGTTACTTACTTCGTCTTCTCTAAGACGCCGCAATACTCCGTTGACTAGGTTTAAATATGTCATGCGACTATTCCTTCAAATAAACCCTTTTGACTTGCGCCTTTAGGTTTTCGACGCGGGTCTCCGGTCAATCTTTCAATTTGCATATTAAGGGCTAAAACCGCATCAGAGGCTGGTATCTGCACTGGCTGAATAGTCGGAGCATCAAACCGGATAGACCGCTGTGTCAAAGGCTCAAAAGGTTGTGCAGCCATAGTTGGCAGTGCAGCTAATC